CACGTCCGACGTTGATGCTGTTGGCCACAGCCGGAATATACTATAAATATCATAATGTTACTACGGGCAAAGTTGCTCGCACTTATATGACCGCCAAAGCTCCTCAACGCCCCATAGTTGATCTTGCGGCATAACAAAGCATTTCCCCTTACCTAAATCAGTTTGCATTGCTTTTTCGACAAATGCCTTACGCGATATGCAGCCAGCAACGTCCATCACATTTTCGTCATTTGTTTTTGTCACAAGCACCGCGGCGCGTGACTTAAATGCTTCAAGCGATTTAAACAAAAGCTGGCCTGTCGGGTAGAACGTAGACTTAACGTCTATGCTTATTTCGCCAAGCCATAGATCAACGCCGTCATCTACGCCCAGCGTGTTGGGGTTATATGAAACGTCATAAAGCTTTGCGACAGCAACCTCTGAGCGTATGCCAAGGAAATCCAGATCAACGCCGCTGCGCGTATCGCGTTGCTGGTTCACTATACCGCTGGCCCGCGCAAGTGTTGAGCGCAAATTAGCGCTTTGGCGGCAATCAGCCATATCCTTATCTGTGAGCTTAATTAGCATTAAAACGCGAACTCTTCCTGCGTGCGCAGCCGGTACAGCTGCTGGCCCTCGATGAACGACGTCTTCACGATTGTGCGCCGCTCACGCATGGTCTTCAGGCCAATGTCGATATGCACGGCGTCCTGCTCGATCATGCTGCACAAGTCGCCCACAGACAGCTCGTCATGCCTGCTCAGGCAGCGCTTGATCTCCTTGCGCAGCTTCTCCAGCGGCCACGGCTTGTGGGCATACGCGTGCATGTCATCGCGGCCAATGAGCCTGCGCTTCATGCGCGCGTTCTCGATGATCGCCAGCTCCTTCCAGCGCTCCAGCGGGGTTAGGTTTTCCGTCATAGCTTTTCCTCCATTTCATCGAATCGGTGTGCCAGCTTGCGAAGCTGTGTGGCCATGCCCTTCTTGACGTAGCCAGTGAACAGCGGGCGTCGGTCTTTCGCCTCCAACGCTTGTCCGGCGATCAGCGCAAACGTCCTGCCGTCTTCTGGGTGGTCGCATATTTCAAACGTTATGTGGCCCACCTCAAAGCGCTCACGAATCGCGTCTGGATGCCTGCGTTTGGATTTCAGAGAATGCTTGCTCACAGCCGCTTCTCCAGCATCTCGCAGAGCGCCATGATCTCTTCGGCGCGCTGCTTGATCGTCAGGCGCTCGGGGCCACGCCCCGCGTCCATCCGCATGATGTCTGCCTTGCGCCGGATCGACATGACCAGCATCAGCCTCGTTGGCTGCGTCGGCGTGCTGCTGTCCTCGTCGATATACGCACCAACGCTGGCGCTGTTTTCCAGTTTCGATAGATCCCATTTAGCCATTGTTATTCTCCTGTGTTGGCCGTGGCTGTGGTCTGACGTCGGGCCACGGGCGGCGGTAGTCTGCCTCGCCGCCCATCTCGACGCATTGCGGTTCAAAGATCCGCGCTAAGTCGTAGTATTTCGCAAACGCTTTGCACTCGTCTACGGATGAAAAGACGGCGAAAGCCATGAAGACGGGTTCTGCTAGGGTCATATCGCCTCTCCTCTGTAATGCGCAGAAAGCTTTGCCTCCACGATCAAGGTTTCATATTTGGCGATGTTTGCCTCAACGCGGCCAAGATCCAAGTTGCAGCTATTGCACAGCAAGCCCCGCAGGATCGGCGGGTTGGTGCCATGCACATGGTCAACTTTAAGGGATGCCTTTTCGCATTTCTCGCCGCACACTTTACAGCACCCATTTTGCTGCTTGTAGGTGATGTCAATCCACTCGATGCCAATGCCATATTCCGACTTGAAATAAGATTTGCGCTTAGACGCGGCGCGGCATTCCTTGCACTGGCTGGTCATCCCGTCAGGCTTTGTCCTGTCAATTGCGAAAAAGTCTCTGCTCTTTTTTTGCAAACATTTTGAGCAAACTTTCATCACATCCACCCCATGCTGACAGCGCCGATCCAGCCCAGCACCGACGCGGCAATCGCTGCGGCGATGATGATGTCTTGTGTCCACTTGGTCATTTTATTTTCCCCTATACAGTGTCTAAAACTTTGCCAACTCTGTCAGCAAGTTCGTATGACGTGATATTTCCCTCTGGGATGTTTTCATTAACAGCGTCTTCAGCGTCTGCGTTCCAAGAATTCATAGATTTTGCGTGCTTGCCGTTTAATATTATGTTTACCTTGTATCCGTTCCACATGAACTTTCTGATCCCCCTAAAATGTGATTTAACAAGCTTTTTATTACCGTCTGGCAGAGAGCGCTCATGCGCTGCAACTATATGAAATATCTTCTTGGTTTTACCATTTTGATTAACTGCTTTATCCCTGTCTTTAAAAAAATACGGCGACCTAAGCATATCAATGGCAAATGTTATTCTGTCCTTACCTTTGCCAACCCTAATGTTTACACCGTTATCAACTGACAAAGAGCCATTTATGCACACCCAAACATAATCGCTAACAAACTCTTCAAAGCTTTTTTCTCTACCTTCGCAGAACGCATGCAAAAGCTCTGAATATTCCCATTGCCCTCTCATAACCGAAAATGATCTACTGCCTTTTCGGGATCTTTTTGGGTTAATATTAATTTGCTTCTGCACCAGCTGCCGCAAAGGTTTAATAGAGCCATCTGGCGAAACAGAAACGTAAAAGCACGAGGCGAAAGGGCCATTGCTAAACTCCAACATAACCCCAACCTCTAAAATAACATCATTACTTGGTTGAACATTAATTGGGTTTTTTATTCGCTGAAAAAAAACAAAAGTAGGATATACCTTATCTTCTTCAATCATCTCTCGGTCGCTTTTATCATCTGTAAAAGCAGATTCTTTAGGCGCAAATATGCAGCCATATGAAGGTATGTCGGAGGTTTTGATGTTGTACGCATTCCCGAACAATGCTTCCATGTCCTTAGAAAAAACATGACACGCCATTTTGCTAAATATTTTGTAAGTTCCAGCGTTGGCTTTTTTCAAAACCTTCATGGCCTTAAATGCCTGATCCATCTGGCCCAGCAAGTCGCCCAAATAGTAATGCGCCCCAGTGTGCAGCTTTTCCTTGCGCATGTTTCTTTTCTTACGCGTAGTTAATAATTTATTTTTCTGTTGTTTAAAAAACAAACGCCCCCAAAGCGCCAATAAACGATAATAAAAATCTTTCAACTTATCCCACATAGTCATCACTCTTCCTCCTCATCATTGCGCCAATCGAAGTGGTCTTCGTCTTGGCATTCTGGGCAGCGCACCGTTGTCCACGCGTCGCTATCCGGTGTGTTGACGAAACGCGGCAACTCAATGAAGCCGGTTCCGTCGCAAGTCGTGCAGATCATTTGTACACATCCGCGTTGATGCTCCACAGCACCAAGGTTGCGCGCTGCTGGTTTGCGCGCTGGTTTACATGCGCTTTGCATATCTCGCCGCGTGCGTGCATGTTTTCGAGGTGCTGCGAAAGCTTGCGCGTGTCCACGCCAACGACGTCAGCGATGTCTGCCGTCTCGCAATACGTCACGTCGGCGCTCTGTAAGAACGCAATGATCTTCCGCTGGACGTCAGCCCAATCAACCGGCTCAGGCTCCTCGGTGGGCGCTTGTGCGGCATCTGCTGGCGCGTCAGTTGCCAAGCCCAGCACGTCACGCGCTGGGCGTCGTTCCTGCACGTAGGCGGCAACCCACGGCGTGCGCTCGCGGTTCTCCTCGATGGCGTTCTGCACGATGATGCCTTTGCAGATGTCATCAAGGTTTGCGTGCGCCTGCTGGAGCAGACGCGGCGATATGTGGACGCTTTCGCCGTTGTCGGTGCGTACCGCAAAGCCTGTGCCGCTGTCGGTGATGTGCGTGATTAAAAATTCATGTGTATGCGTAAGGTTCATTATGCATTCTCCTATTAAGATTAATTGGTCATTGCCTGTTCGTAACCTGCTTATAATTTATCTAAAAGATATCTGTCAACAATTAATTTATATCTGAGTGCTATTGACACGATATATGTTTATCTGTAGCTGTTGCAATCAGGCTACAGAAGGAGAATGAAAATGGAGCTTCAACAATTATTGGTTCGCGTGCGGCCAGAGGTGATTGCGGGATTGGACTTGTATAAGGACAAGACGCGTATGACAAAGGCGGCAACAGTGGAAATGGCGCTGCGTGACTTCCTT